TCTGCAGCTGGGCTATTTTTTTCAGAAAGCCTGCATTGAATATGTAATTCTGGAGGCAACAGCTGCTCCTGCCTCTTTCTTTAGCAAGTATCCCCTTTCTGGGAAATTAATTTCTATCAATAAACCCAATACCGGCTCTTCCGATTTGGATTTTAATTTACGGCATGACTGGAATTCGTTACTAAACGACGAAGGGTTGCTTTTTACGAATTATTCACGCGATTACTATCCTGAATCGGCTGACTTGGTAAAGTATCTAGGCGACTTTGCTTCTACAAATAAGTTGAATATTGTATATGAATCACGCGTTAACTTGGTTAGTAAGATTGATAGTAATGGCGGCTATAAGCTAGATGTTGGTTCTGTCACATATGTATGTGATAAGCTTATTGTTGCCACAGGTCTTTCAAAGATGAAGATGCCTGGATTTAATAGCGATGTTAAGCGGGAAATTAAGCACTACGGACAGTATGATACCGATTACTTCAAGAAACCTGAGAATTTGGCTAATTATCGCAATAAATCACTTTTACTAGTCGGCAATGGTAACGCGGCATTTGAATTGGGAAATTTGCTCAATCCCCTTTGCAGCTCAATATTAATTCTGGGTAAGAAGCCCAAGGAGTGGGCAATGTCAACGCATTACACCGGCGACCTGCGTTCTATTTATTTACCCCTTTTTGACACGTTTCTTCTAAAGTCGCTTAATGGATTTGACACTCATAACGGGGCTAAGTTCACTATTACCCAGGACTCCGCTGAAGGCAAGTATATGTTGACGTATATTTGCAGCGAAACTTGCGCGACCGTTCACAATTATCTGGAGGAGAATTTTACGGGCGTTGACGAAGTAATTTATTGCACGGGCTGGTTGTTCGATAATTCTATTTTCGGCTTTGACGTAGAAACTGTTATTGGCGGTAAGTATCCTTCTGTTGACAGTCGTTATGAAAGCGCAAATAATACTAACCTATTTTTTATCGGTTCCTTGATGCATAGCCTGGATTTCAAGAAAAGTAGCGGCGGCTTTATTCATGGATTCCGTTACTTAATCCAACACTTTTTCAGGTTGAACTATACGGGGCTTTTTGACATTGAACGCATTAAGTTGACGGTTTCTATGAAGGAGCTTTTGAACCATATTATGCAACGTATTAATTATGCGTCGGCAATATACCAAATGTACGGAGAATTATGTGACTTATTTTATGTTGACCCAGTGGACGACGAAGTTGTTTACTACAATGGTGTTAACCTGTCAACGTATATATATGAGATGCCTGCGCACTTGGTTGACACATATTTCTTTACATTAAAGCTTGACTATGGTAAAAAGCGCGTTACAAATATCTATGAACTTGGTGTAAAGGTCAGCGGCGTAGGCACTGAAAGCGCGGCAACGCTTTTGCACCCCGTTATGAATGTTTATAAGGATATTGGCACAAGCACAAAACGGCTAATTGAAACTATTCATTTTGATGAGGACCTATTTGCGAATTATACGTTTAATTCAAAGTACTACGATAAATTTTACCGCTGTTTGCGACAATTCATCGACTTATGATTTTCGTGCCATTAAGTATACAAATGCCAGGTGCTACAAGAAAAGCGAAAAAAAATACTAATGCCGCAGCGGCTGCTGAACTAAAGGTCTCTAAATTCCTAAAGGGTACGCTAAAACAAATAGGTGATGCTGCTGATACTATGTCCGGAGTTTTTGGAGCCTATAACCCAAGTTATTACAAGAGTTTTGGTCTTGTTGCTGCCAAAAAGAAGGCGGCAAAGATTTTTGATGACCTGGAGAAACTTGAGGAGCTTGTTAAGAAGAATAAGTATTATGATAAATACGCGACTTCTTCTCCTTGGTAAAGACAAGTATCTTTGATAATTTCGCGCCTTTAGTAACTTTCGTTATTTTCATTAATCTATAATTTAATATCTTGTTGATGCTAAATTATAAATTGGCTTATTTATTTCAAGCGCTTTCGTGCTTTAGCACGAACGTTTGGTCGCTTTTTCTAAAGAAAAAGCTTCTAGTCGCTTTTCTAAAGAAAGAGCTTACCAGAAGCCGCCCTTGGACGCCTTCTTGCTGCCGCTGCGCTTAGAACCACTCTTCTTCGCCTTGCGGGTCGCCCACGCCTTGACCGCACGGTTGTGCGCCTTCTTGTGGTTCGCCGCTGTCATGGCGCGGGTCTTGACACCAGGCTTGGCAGCCTTCTTGGACGATGCCTTCTTGCTGAAAAGCTTGAACTCACCCTTCTTGGCGACGTAGCCCGCGTTACGGAGGCGCTTGATGGCAACCAAGCCCGCCGCGTGCGCCTTCTTGGAGACAATGCGACCCTTGTCTGTCTGCATGAGGTCAGCCTTGACCAAGCCACCCGCCGTGCGCTTGGCTGTACCGTGATAAACCTGCGCCTTTGTTCCGACTGTTACTGCGAATTCTTTGGAGCTGCCTGGCATTGTTTTTTCTAATAGGTGTCAAGAAAGTTTTGTAGCAGCGTCGGAGGTTCACTTTTATCTATTGTGGCTGTTGGAACAACTTTAGATTCAAACCATTCTTGATACATTTCCAAATCGTGTGCGGGCTCAAGCTGCTTAGCACGAATTCTTCCGCGATTAGAATATTCATCATAGAAGGACTTGTCATTCATTAGGCGACTAATCAACCGGGACCATTCCTGGATGTCCATCCTCTCAACAAACAACGCAGCATCTTGGCAACATTCCTTGAGTCCGGGGGTTGGAGCTGCAATAACGGGAATTCCAGAACTCATGGCTTCAATTGCGGTTCTTCCCCATGTCTCTTCTTTAGAAGGCATTATCAGAATTTTTGTTTGTGCATATACATCTTTGATTAATGGCGTGTTATCTATGTATGTGATGTTTGGTAGCTTAGCATCTTCTATCTGTTTCCAATAAGAACCGCGGACGCCAAGAAACTCAACATTTGGTGTAACTCTGGCTATGTCAATAAGAATTTGCCCTCCTTTATTTTCATTTAAATTACTTAGAGTGACGTATTTCGGAACAAGTTCCTTAACTTCGTATTCACGCCAGTCAACAGGTGGTCTTAAAATGTGGTACTTCATTTTATCGCTGTCAGAAAATGACGCAACTAAGGATTCGCTATTAAACACCGCAAAATTTTTAGGATTATATTCCTTTACAGACTTACGAACATTCATTGTGTATGTGCCTCCATGTAGCCAGTCAATATAGGCTGCTCCATATTTAGCACTTAACATAAGACATTTTTCGCGGAAACTGTGCGTAGAAATTACATGTGTATTTTTCATTAAATTGTGTAATAAGACACGATTATCGGCATCAAATATATGAACTCCCTCATACATTCTATTAGGATAACCGGGAACGCCCACCCATACTTCGTGACCTTTTTCTACTAGCATACGATTTACGGCATGAGCGGAGGCTTCTGAGCCAGCATTCCAAAAAGGGGTGTAGCCATGGAGGAGCATAACTGACCGCGACTTAGCTTTTGTAGGATATTGGGCTTTTGTTTCATCGTAGATTTTCCATTCATGATATTTCAACTGTTTCTTTTTCTCATCTGAAATATACAGCTGACTTGTCATTTTGGCATCGTAAAACAGGGCGCAAGCCACAACGGCAAAAAGAAGTAGCGCCGATAAATGAACTATGTCAATTTTCATCCCCTACTGTTGTTTAACATTTTGTCCAGCCATTGATAAAACCATAGACTATGTATGCAGAATAGTAGTGATGTGATGAACGAATAAGGCGCATAATAATAATAGAGCGCTTTGATAATGTGTAAATTGTACAGAAGACGGAAACTTGCAAATGAAACGCCGAACACTAAATTTATGTATGGGTCCTTGGTAAGACGATTTATATCTAATATCAAAGTTGGAATTTCAAAAGGAAGCAGCATATATATAAGATTCGATTCATGCGTTGATTTAACGTGGTACAATAGGGCTATAAAGGCACTATGGTGAACGTATCCCGTGAAAAAATTTAGATTTTGTCTGTCAAATAAATGTCCTAGGGCTAGGTCACTTACAAAATAACCAATGGCGTAGTCTGTAAGCCAGGTCTGCTCTTTTTGCGCTAAGAAATCTGCGGGTCCATGCAACATGTTGTCATAGAATGAATGTGTGGACAATGACGAAAGAAATGCTGCATTTATAAGGGAAATATAAACACGTGCCTTTTCTATTTTTGACTGTTTTAGTATAGCAAATACTGCTGAATATGATGCGATTGTCCCTGCTGATAGCATTACTTCATACTCTTGTTTCTGTCTTATGTTTGTTTTTGATAAAACATTAAAAATTGAAATCATAATGCTTTGATTATTATTATCAAAGTAGTTTACCGGTAAAAGAATGCCAGTTGAGTACACCAAGAACGCCGACGGGCTCTTCGTTTGCAGCCACAAGGGCTGCAACAAGACCTGCACACGCCAGAACACGATGTATTACCACATCATGCGCCACCGCAACCAGTTCACTTACACCTGTACTGATTGCGACAAGGGCTTCATCCAGAAGAGCGCCTTCCTTCATCACATGGCGGCTGTCCATCCTGGTAGTGACACTGTCACGATTGGCAACAAGGATGCTGTCAAGAATATGAATCCGACTGAGGACCCACTGCCCAATGACCTTGATGTCAAGGACACTAACAAGATTACGGACCCTGCAGATGACATCAAGATTAAGAACCCCTACGACGGGCAGGTGTTTGCGTGCCCATGCTGTGAGCACAAGACAAAGACGAAGGCTAATGCGCTAGTGCATTATGCGCGCCTTCATGCGAAGGATTGGATTCCTGCGTACAATAAGGACAATGGTTGCTCTCATTGTAAGAAGACGTTTGGCTCTATTGCAGCCTACCTTTACCACTGCACGGGTTGCATCCCTGCAAATAAGACTCACCGTGATGCTGTTTCACGTATCATGGAGAGTGCATGATAACCGCCTGCAGCAAATGCGCACATTAGTAACATCTCAAAATACTTTCGATTGGTATTTTTTCCATAGTAGCCGATGATTAGAAGCAGGGGTGCCAATAGGAAAATGTGAATGTAGTTTATCCACGGCGATTTGCCATCCACTATTTTTAAGTACGCCTTGTATATTTGATAAATTAAGACAAAAGCGCCTAAGCCAAAGATTCCCTTATACAGAGTTTCGGGGAGCTGTTCACGCATTAAGCCTACATATAATAAGAAGGGTACTATAACTAGCAGATGCAATAATGATAATATCATATGAGAGTTCATCCTATTTTTATATGAGATTAAAAATTGATTGGCTAGCGGCTTTATTATCGGGTATCAAAAACATGAACGCGCTCTTTGAGTTTGTTCAGGCGACCTGCACTAAATACGACATTGACGAATCTCACGGACTTAAGCATTCTTATGGAACTGTGGCTTGGGCAGAGCGCTTAATGGATGGTTATACAGATATTAGCGACGATGAGCGGCAGCTGATTATTTACAGCGCGGCTCTACACGACATGTGCGACTCCAAGTACACTGACGTTGATAAGGCGTGCTTGGAAATTACGAACTGGCTTCTTAGTGAGGGCTGGACTGCTGAGTTGGCTGCAGCATTGATTAAGATTATTACTACGATGTCTTACACGAAACTGAAGAATAAGCAGACTGGTGGTGCCAACGTATATCCGGACCATGGTCAGTGGCAGCGTGCGTACCATATTGTTAGACACGCTGACCTGTTAGAGGCATACAAGGTTGTGCGCTGCTACCTTTATTCTGTTCGGCGACTGCCAAACGCTACGGAGGATGAGCTTTGGCTAGAGACGGAGCGTCTATTTGAATCACGCGTATTCAAGTATGTCAGCGATGGGTGGATTTTCCTTGACGCTGCACTAGCCTACATTCCTGATTTGGAGATG